ACAGTAAGTGGTTATTCAGGATATTCATTCTATACTAATATTAGTAGTTTAGAAGTGACATCAACTTCTAATAACTGTGCTAGTTTCTTCGCATTCGAGGTTGGTGGTAATAGCGGTGTTATTAATTACAATACTAATACAATTAATGTTTGTCTTCCACAAGGTACTAGTTTATCAGGAGAAACAGGTGAAGGGTTATATGTAAGATATTCAGCTTGTACTGAACCTGAGAACATTACTGTTGACGGAGGTATTGTTTATGGTAATAATCAATCAACAATACAATTTAGTTCAGGTACTGCTGTTATCCAAGTTGTTTCTAACGATGGTACTGTAACTGAAAATTGGACAGTAAATACAGTTGTTAATGACCCATGTAATCCTTGTTCATTCACAAGCGCTGGAACACAAAATGTCGGGTCAATAAAAGTTTGTTACCAAGGTACTTTATCAGGTAAATTATATGTTTATTCAGGAACCCCTTATTTAGACTACGATGATTTAGTACTTTCAACATTACGTTCTCGTGGTATTGCTAATTATAGTACTGATAATGGTGCGGTATATGAAGTAACAGGTACCTCAGATGTATCACTAGTTACTACAGGAATTTATTCAGCGGCAACCAAAAACCCATTTTCAACTTTTGGTATAAATGTCATAAATAACGATGGTGAGACTTTATTCTTTGAAACATCGTTCTCAAATAGTGATTCACAATACTTACCGAAAGTATTTGGTGTTTCTAATTTCTCTAAACCTCGTCAAACAGTTCCATTGTTTGTTGAAGAAAGATATATGAACTTACTAAATTATGGTTGGAGAAAAGGTTTCATTAGAGGTATTAGTTCGTCGTTAATTTCGTTACCTGACGCTAGACAAGGTGCTGACCCAACATCAATTGCGTGGTATTTAGAACAATATCAATCAGCACAATCTCCTTGGGTTGTATCTGAATTAAGAGGTAATAAAGTATATAACTTATTTAGGTTCATAACAATTTCTGATGGTAATTCAGCTAATATAGAAGTAAAAGTATCCATTGCGAATATTTCATTCGCAAACGGAACATTTGATATTTTGGTTCGTGATTATTTTGACACAGATAATGCACCAACGGTATTAGAGAAATTCACTAATTGTTCTATGAATCCTAATGAAAATAATTTCATAGCGATTAAAGTTGGTACATCTAATGGCGAATTCGCACTTAACTCTAAGTACATAATGGTTGAAATGAATGAAGATGCTCCGGCAGACGCATTACCTTGTGGATTCTTAGGATATAATATGAGAGAATATGAAGGCGCAACACCTCCATTCCCAATCTATAAAACTAAGTATGACTTCCCAGGTGAAGTAGTATTTAACCCACCTTTCGGAACTTCAACAGGGTCTGATGATGCAACGACTAGTTCAGGTGATAATGTTAGAAGAACTTACTTAGGTATTTCAGATACTATAGGATACGACACTGATTTCTTCTCTTACAAAGGAAAACAATTACCGTTGAATATTTGTACTTCAGTAACAGGAAATGACTGGGGTTATAGAACACGTGGTTTCCACATGGATAGTAGAGCGACTGGTATCACAATACCTAACACTTTCACAACAAGCGGAACTGCAGAATTCTTTGTAGGTGCGTCACCATTCTCAAGCGAACCTGAAAATACCGATAACGCTTATTATAGATTATTCGCACGTAAATTTACTTTAGCGGTAGCTGGAGGATTTGACGGTTGGGATATCTATAGAGAGTATAGAACTAACGGTGACAGATTTGTCATTGGTAAATCAGGATTCTTAAAAGGAGCTTGTCCATCAATCAAATATCCTAACGCAACTGGATGGGGTGCGTTTAAACAAATATCGGTAGGTGATAATACACAAGATTATGCAAATACTGACTATTACGCATATCTATTAGGTCAGAGAACATTTGCTAATCCTGAAGCGGTTAATATTAATGTGTTCGTAACACCTGGTATTGATTATGTGAATAACTCTAATCTTGTTGAAAGTGCAATTGAAATGATTGAGTTTGATAGAGCTGACTCATTATATGTTTGTACAACACCTGACTATAACATGTTCACAACTACTGTAGGTGAATCAACTGAATTAATTTACCCTCAAGAAGCAGTTGATAATCTTGATATTACGGGAATTGACTCAAACTACACCGCAACATACTATCCTTGGGTATTAACACGTGATAGTGTTAATAACACTCAGATTTATATTCCAGCAACTGCTGAAGTTACAAGAAACTTAGCATTAACTGATAATATAGCTTTCCCTTGGTTCGCTGCGGCGGGTTACACTCGTGGTATTGTAAATGCGGTCAAGGCTCGTAAAAAATTAACACAAGAAGATAGAGACACTCTTTATAAAGGTAGAATTAACCCAATTGCAACTTTCCTTGATGTTGGAACTGTGATTTGGGGTAATAAAACTCTACAAGTTAGAGAGTCGGCTCTTGATAGAATAAACGTAAGAAGATTGTTATTACAAGCTCGTAAATTAATATCTGCAGTTTCTGTAAGATTATTATTTGAACAAAACGACCAAAAAGTAAGACAGGATTTCTTAGATGCGGTTAATCCAATCTTAGACGCTATCAGAAGAGATAGAGGTTTATATGATTTCCGTGTTACAGTTTCTTCAGACACTGCTGATTTAGACAGAAACCAATTGACAGGTAAAATTTACATAAAACCAACTAGGTCATTGGAATTCATTGATATTACATTCTACATAACTCCAACAGGAGCGTCGTTTGAGAATATCTAATATTTATTATAAGGTGGGTTAGGTAAAACTAACTCACCTTATAGCCAATTTAATATGAACAAAAATAAAATACTTGAAGGTTTTACAGATGCCGGAACACCGGATATGAAATATTACGCATTTGACTGGGATAATAATATTTTAACAATGCCAACTAAAATCATTGTAAAAGATGAAGACGGTGATGAGGTTGGAATGTCAACTGAAGATTTTGCACATCATAGGTTACAAATAGGTGTTGAGCCGTTTGAATATGATGGACATACAATCGTTGGATTTTCTGATAACCCCTTTAGATATTTCAGAGTTGAGGGAGATAAACAATTCATAATTGATTCAATGTTAGCCAAACCAGGTCCTGTATGGAATGACTTTGTAGAAGCAATAAATAACGGTTCAATATTTTCAATAGTAACCGCTAGAGGACATACACCAAGTGTTATGAGAGAGTCGGTTTATAATATGATTGTCTCAAATCACATGGGTATTAATTCAAATGAATTAGTTAAAAATTTAGAAAAATATAGGGATTTATCTGACAAAGGTGATACCTCAAAAAAAGAAATGATTGATGAATATTTGGATATGTGTAAGTTTTATCCTGTAACGTATAGTGAGGGGAGTGCTTCTAACCCCGAAGAAGGTAAAATTAAAGCATTAAAAGATTTTGTTAGTTATATAAAAGAGATTTCAGGTTATATTCAGAAAAAGGCATTTTTAAAGAATAGAATATCCAATAATTTTATACCAACAATAGGATTTTCAGATGATGATTTAAGAAATTTAAAAAAGGTGAAAAAACATTTTGAAAGTGACCCAGAAAATATAATTAAAACAATCTCAACCGCAGGAGGAATAAAAAAACTATATTAACTAGATAATTATATCTAGAGTTTATTTAAAAAAAAACCAAAGTAAATAGAAAAAAAATATTCAACATATTTATATTAAAGAAATAAACTAAAAAAAATAGAAAAACACAATGGCTGATTTATTAATGAAAATGCCCATACCTTATGAACCTAAAAGACAAAATAGATTTATATTACGTTTTGATAGTACATTAGGTATTAATGAATGGTTTGTAGAATCGACAGCTAGACCACATATAACAATTAATTCAACCGAAATCCCTTTTTTAAATACATCAACTTATGTTGCTGGTAGATTTACTTGGGGAACAATTAATGTTAAGTTTAGAGACCCAATAGGTCCTTCAGCTTCACAAGCATTAATGGAATGGGTTCGTCTATGTGCGGAATCAGTTACAGGTCGTATGGGTTACGCGGCTGGTTATAAGAAAAACGTAGACTTAGAAATGTTAGACCCAACAGGAGTTGTGGTTGAGAAATGGATTTTGGAAGGTACTTTCCTATCTGACGTGAATTTTGATTCATTGGCTTATAATATAGATGCTTTGGCTACGATTTCAGCAACACTTCGTATGGACCGTTGTATTTTAGTATATTAAAAAATTACTTTACATTATTTTAAAGTCTCATA